ATTACTTGGAAGGGAACTGATGGTGGTGTCACATACAACACTTGGGTATCTTCTGAGAACTTTGACCTTGCATCTGGAAAACATCTCTCATTGAATGCAATTAAAGTTGCGGATCCAAATACATTAACTATTGGACCTAACAATGGAACGGGAACAGGACAGATTAATCTTGCTGGTGGATCTAATGGATACACTATAGGTAGTGCAGTTGTTGGTGCTGGTGCAACATCATTTAACTTTACTGGAACTGGTGAGATCAAATTACCATCTGGAGATACATCTCAGCGTAACACCAATGCGCTTGATGGTATGATGAGATACAACTCTCAGTTAAATAGATTTGAGGGATATTCAGACGCTGCATGGATACCACTTGGAAGTGTAGATCTTTCTGCTGTTGGTGAAAACATTATCCCTGATGCTGACAACACTAGAGACCTTGGAGCATCTGGTACACGTTGGGCAAACTTATACACTGGTGACCTTGACCTATCTAACGAAGGTCGTGCTAATGATGTAGATGGAACTTGGGGATCATTCTTGATTCAAGAGGGTGAGGAAGACCTCTTCCTAATCAACAGAAGATCTGGTAAGAAGTATAAGTTCAACCTTACGGAGGTCAACTGATGCCAATCTCTACTCCCGAAATTGATGTTTACGCTGACTACCCTACGATTCAACCATCACTAAATTTAGACTTCGCTAATGCTAGAGCACTTGATCCTCGTATCACATTCACGAGAGCATCAAGTGCTAGTTATGTTGGTAAAGATGGACTGATTAAACTTGCTAAAGCAAATGAACCTCGTTTTGATCATGACCCTATTACAGGTGAGAGTCTGGGTCTGTTGATTGAAGAGGAAAGGACTAACTATCAATCAGGTAATACTACCAGCTTTGGTGTCATGGATATACCCATAATCCAAGGTGTTTCTACAGCATCTGATGTCACTACAGCTCCTAATGGTTTTCAGCAGGGAGGTAGAATTACTGGCAGTGGAGCTGATGAAGTTCAAAGGATTGGATACAACACTCAAACAACAGCTAGCGGTCAATACAATATATTTTCTGTATTTGTGAAAGCAGATAGTGGCACTCCTATCCTTGGTTTTTATTCCAATACTTTTGTTGCTAATAATGTAGCTTTTAATGTTGATCTTTCAGATGGAACCACAAACACAATTAATGCTCCTGCTGATTTTGTAGGTAAAGTAGAACCTTTCCGAAATGGGTGGTATAGAGTTAGTGTAATGGGAACTGGATCGGGTAATGGTGGATCATGGAACATAAACATAGTTCCATCACTCACGTCAGCAAGAGGTGCTCAGAGTGGATCAAATGCTTCTGCTTCTTATTTCATTTGGGGAGTTCAGGAAGAACTTTCAGATTCTCCTTTCGCAAGCTCCGTCATGTTCGTTCAGAAGGCAGGATCATTCACACGGGAAAAAGAATTTCCTGTTATTGAAACTTCTTCAATTGACTTCAAAGATTTTTCCCAAGGTGGAGAAGGAACTTTAGTTTGTGAGTTCAGTAATGCTGGTGCTATTGGTTCCGATATAGCTGTGTGTTTTAGTGGAGATACACATAATGGTGCTACATTTGTTGGTCTTGGAACTAATAGTAATAGAAATGCTTTTAATAGAGTTAGGGTAGATGCAACCAATACTGTTTTGAGTACCGATACTAGTTTTACAACTACTGGATTTTATAAAGTTGCTTTTGGTATTGGACAAAGTAAATGTACTCTTGCTGTAAGAGGTTCTAGTAGTGGTGTTCTAGAAGATACAAGTGTCAGTTATGACTCAACACCATATACAAAACTAATTCTTGGTTGTGATCAAACTTCTAGTTCTAGTAATAATATGATTAATGGAACTATCAAAACTTTATCTTACTATCCTACTTTGTTGAGAGGCAGTCAACTCCAAAGTGCTGTAGGAATTCCAACTGAAGAACCACCTCCACCACCTCCATCAGCTGATGGACAACAAGAATTTACAACACCTGGAACAACTTCATGGACTGCTCCTGCTGGAGTAACATCAGTGTGTGTTGTTTGTGTTGGTGGTGGAGCAGGTTCTGGTGGTGCTCTAGCATATAGAAATAATATTACTGTGGTTCCTGGTAATTCTTACACAGTAGTTGTTGGTGCTGGTGGTGTTGCTAGCGGTGCAGGAGGTTCAAACGGTACAGATGGTGGTGACTCATCATTCAGTGATGGAACAAATACAACTATTGCTGGCGGTGGTAAAGGACAAGCACAAGCAGGTGGTGCCCCATCTGGAACATATGATGGTGGTGGCAGTGGTGGTGACAACAATGCATGGGGTACTTTTGGCGGAGCATATAACGGCGCTGGTGCTGGTGGTTATTCTGGAGATGGTGGTAACGCTTTAGTTGGTGGATCAACTTCTCAAGCTGGTTCAGGCGGCGGTGGATCTAGTGGTGCTTGGGCATACTGGGGAGGCGGAGGTGTCGGTCTTCAGGGTGAAGGCACTAGTGGTGCAGCTTCTAGTGGTAATGGTTTTGGTGGTTCTGGTGGTGGAAACGGAACAGGAGAAGGTGCTCAAAATGCAAACTCTGTAACTGGTGGATTATATGGTGGTGGTTTTAGTTCTAGATGGAATGGAAACCAAGGTGGCGGCGGTGCTGTAAGAATTATCTGGGGATCTGGAAGAGCGTTCCCATCAACCAATACTGCTGACGTTTAATAAATACAAATGACAAGGAGTATAAGTAAGAATGCCAGTATCAACGTCCGATATTGATATTACAGAATCATATCCAACGATCAGACCATCGTTGAACTTAAACTTTGCTAAATCTCGTGCATTGGATTCTCGTATCACATTCACGAGAGCATCTGTTGGCACTTATGTTGGTCGTGATGGACTAATCAAAACTGCTGGTGATAATGAACCTCGTTTTGATCATGACCCAGTAACTAAAGAGAGTTTAGGATTATTGATTGAGGAGAATAGGACTAACTACCTTGGAAATTCTGAGATGCTTGCTAACTGGGGATTTGGTGTAGGGTCGGATACTTTTACAGCATCATCTGGTGCTCAATTATCTTCCAATCCAGATGGATCTTCTCCTGCTTATCATTACACACCATCATCTACTTCTGGATTTCATAGATTTAACAGACCAATAACTGTTCCAACTCTTGACACTAACTATGTTGTATCTCTTTTTGTAAAAAGAGTTACTGCTGGTAGTGTATCAAACATGAACCGTTATATTGAACTTGAAGTTACTGGAAACTTTAACTCTAATTCTTCTGGAACTGGACACAGTGGCTCCGTTGGTGGAGCTGCCGTTACATTTGATATGCAAAATCTTGAGATTGAATCACAGACAAATCTCTTTAATGGTTATGTTGGTGGTGCCAAGATAGAAAACTATGGTAATGGTTGGTATCGTTTATCATACATATTTAATCCTGGGGTAGGATCTAATTTCACTGGTCAAGTATGGTGGGGGCACTGTAATAGTATTAGTGGTGATGGTGGCAATGAAACTGGTAATGGCAACCCTAGTTTCTATTTCTGGGGTGCTAGTGTAGAGAATGGATCTTTCGTTACCAGTCACATTCCCACTCCTGCTAACAGTTCGGTAACTAGAGTGCAAGATTCAACTAAAATTTTGGGTGAAAGTTTCAAGAGTATTTTTAATACAAACTTCAGCGAATTTTCTACAGTAATGGATTATAATAATCTTGACACAGTTGCTAGTGGAGCATCTAATGGACTCTTCATTATGTGGGGAGAATCAACTAACTTTGATAATAGATTATCAGTTTCTTCCGACAATGATACTGTCAATACTGCTGTGAGAGTTAGAGCATTTGGTGGTGGTAGTGCTATCTTTTCTAACAATGATCAAGTAGAAGCAAGCGATCAAGCAGCGACACAAAAACTTGCTTTCTCTTATAGTGTTCCTAACTATGGAGCTTCAGGAACTAGGAAGTGGGCATTCTCTTTTAGTGGAGAAGCTGTTGATCTTATTACTAACAATAATGGATCAACCGTTCCAGCGTGGACTAGATTAGGTATTGGTATTAATCCAACTAGAGATGATGAATCTGGTGGAAAACTTCATGTGAAACGACTTGCTATATACCCTAAAGCACTAACAGACGCTCAACTTCAACTACTTTCTTCTTAAGGCAAATGGCAACTAACATCGGAACAAATCCACAGGATATCCCACTCAATCAATTCCTTGGTGAGATGGCATTTATGGATAGACCGCCAATCATCGCTCACTTTGAGGGAAGAGCTGGTAATAATAACACTACTGGAAATGGTGGAACTCAGAATGCTTTTTACACATTTACTAATATAGATCAGAATATTGGTGGATGTTGGAATAATAGCACTGGTTTATTTACAGCACCTGTTAGTGGTGTGTATATGACATGCTTTAACTTTTTGATGGATGACAACAACACCACTAGTGGGATCGTTGTTGAAATGAGAATAAATGGAGCACAGAGAGGATTTGCTTATGTTGTTGATGGTGATTTTGCTGGGTATCACTGGCATGTATTATCTAGAGGAGTTTACTTGAACGCTGGTGATACATTTGGTTGGTATTGCGTTGGTCAAGTTCACAGTGGTGGAGATCCACATGGTTCCATAACGCTTATCAGATAAATAGAGCTGCCTAACCTTAACAACATGACTGATACAAAACCAGTCGTAGTTGAAGAGAAGGATAACGATGAAGATAAAAGTGAAGTTCTTGGTAATTTAGTGAAAGTTGTAGTCCTCATCTGGTCTGCATCCCTTCTTACATTCAGCTACGTTCGCTTGCCCAACGGTCAAAAGATTCTAGATTTCGATCCGACCTTCATCGCATCTGTGTTTTCTGGATCCTTAGCTGCGTTCGGATTGTCTCCTGCCAAGAACGGATCTGCTCCAAAGAAAGCACCGTCTATTGGTAAAAAAGAGGAAACAAAAAATGCAGAAAGTAATTAATGTACTCGCAGTCCTGTCCTTCATTGGAACGGCAGGCATCGTCGGTGGTGGCACTTATGTTTACCTAAACAGAGAAGCAATCGCTGAGAACGCAAGAGAAAAGGTAGCTAAAGCAGCAACAGAAGCAATTGCTGGTGCTCTCCCTGGTATGCTGGATGCAGCAACACCTAAGTTGCCTGAAGCAACTGGTCCTGCTATTCCATCATTACCATGAGTATCTTTAACCACGAGAAAGAAGATTACATTCCATCAACACCAGAAGAACCGAAGCGACCATCTACTTTTAAAGTAATTGCTGCTACTGCTGGTGCTTTGTTTGCTGTAGCACACATAGGTTTGCTGGGATATCTGATTGATCGGAAACCTGAAGTTCCTTCAGTTCCTACAATCAATCTTCCTCGTGGTCCTTACTCGTCTTATAAAATTAAGGCAGGTAAGGATGGATATGAAATTGAGTATCGTGCTAACGATCCTAAAATCTTAGAGTCTGAAAAATCTCTTGATCTAGACAGAGAGAAGAAAGGACTCTTTGGTGGTAGTAGCGAGCAACGTACAGAATACCGTCGCGATCAATTCACTATGGACGGCACCCGTAATATGGGAGGTGCAATAGGTGAAGAGGGAAAGTTGACTGCAAAAGACGCGGAGTGTTTAGTCGCGGACGCTGGAGCTCGGTCACAAGGTGCAATGGCAGGTAGTGCTATTGCTGCTGGCGTTGCTGTCCCTGCTGTCTCTAGCATCCCTTATGTCGGATGGTTAGCAGGTGGTTGGGCGTTGCTACTAGGACAGAAAGCAGGTTCAGAACTCGGTTCACAAGTCGGTGAAGTATTTAATGATTGCTAATGGAAATCCCTGATATTAGAATTAAGGGAGGGGATATTGATATCATTCAAATCCCCTTCACCCCTGATTATTTGTTAGAACCACCACAAGCATTACAAGTTCCAGTTCCTGTCACAACACAGATCGGTGTGCCCATCGTGGACATCCCTGGTTGTGTTGAGGCACATGAGGTGGACGAAAATAATATGCTGGAAGCAGACGATCCAAAAGGTGTCAAGGTATATTGTGATGGTCAGCAACCATCATTCAATCCTATTGATTACAATGCAAATGATCTAGAGTTTACAGGAGAGGCACAGGTGCCCCCTGTGAAGTCACCAGAGGCACCTGAGGTGAAAGCACCTGAGATACCAAAGAAGATTACTACAGCGGAAATAAAGTGCCCTACAGAAGTGCAGAGACTAGAAGCACCTGTAGGTACATTAGTAGATGCTGGTAAGAAAAAAATTGTAGAGTATAGACTAGTTGAAAAGCAGTGTGTTGCAATCAAGGAAGATCTACAGATAGTTGATCAAGTTATTAAAGCAGTTCCATCAATAGGACAGGTAACAACTACAGCAGGTATTACTATCATCGCAACTGCTGCAGCAACTGCAACACCATTCTTATTGAAAGCTGTTAAACCAATCGTAAAACAGATAATTAAAAAGATCAAGAAGGCACTAGGAAAAGAACCTCCTAAATTATCTGCTAACGAAATTCGTGCTAATAAGTATAGAGAAAAGAGAGGGTTGCCTGAACTCAAGCAACCCAAGAAGAAAAAGTAATTAAGGAATCTTGTGAGTATGTGGAACCATAAAGTTTACACCTTGAACCTGTACATCTTCACAAATACGTGCATACTTTGTGCCAGGAGCAAAGCGAATTCCAGACTTTAATAATTCACCACAATTCTTGAGTCTCGCGATCTCAAAATCCAATCTTTTATTAGCTTGTTGTTGTTGCATCAGTGCAATGTTTGCTGCTGCTGCTTGCTTACATTGATCTTGTAACTTCTTATCCAATGGACGAGACCATGTAGCAGAGAAACCTACAGATAGGTTAGTGTTATTTTTCTGCCCAGTTCTTGTAGGAACATAGTATAAAATATCTCCTGGATTATTTAAATTTCCATCGTCATCGGTAGTCATATCATAGACAGGACTATCCCAGTATGGTTCATATGGATGTTGTTGACTAAATGCACCTGTTACATAGGGTGTAAAGTTAACAGTGGGACCTTGGCACTGAATTCCTGCTCCATATGTATTAGTAATATATGGGCCTTGTAATACCTGAATTGCTTGATTAGTGACTGAGCCTGAACTATTAGCTACGGGCGCTGCGGTTGCACTTACACCCCCTACAGTCTCCGCCAGTGTGGCAGGGGCAGTCGCAAGGTTGGTTAGACATAGAATTATTGTTGGAATATACTTGTGGTGTCTGTGACGCTGGTGACCTCGGTCACTCTGTTTATAATCGTGTGGTTTTGCAAACCAGGACCCGAGTAGGTTTCTGTAAACTGGAACGCTGCTCCTGGTGTTGTTTGTACAAAGGATGGTTTGCTTGTTACGCCTGTCCA